CAGAAACGACTCCCTGACGGTGCGTTGAAATGCCCCGCCAGGATCGCTTCCTTACCCCCAATCAACTGACTCGGGTCAGGGACGTTGCTCTGTTGGGGATGGTCACCTCCGTCGTCATCGAGAGGCGTTCGTTCATTGCCGATAGCGGCGCTCCCGAGAACGCCTACGGCGACGACGCCCTGACGTACACGGTCACCAACGAGTCGCGCAGGACCATCGTCAAGGGCTGGTTCTACTCAACACCCACCCCCGTGCAGGAGGTGGACAACGGGCAGATCGTGACGGTCAACACCTATCGCCTGTACCTCCCGGTCGGGACGGATATCAAGACCGGCGATCACGTCCACGTCGAGACCAATCCTACTGATGACTACACGGTCAGCGACACCACGGGCGAGGGTTCGTGGTTGCCGCTCCTGACGTGCAGCTTGAGGAAGCGCGAGTGATCGATATCGCGGCGATCATCCAACGGGTCTTCGATGCCGCTGTGGTTGGCCTCGGTGAGGGGGCTGTCGTCGTGGAGACGAGGGCCAAGCAGAAGGCTCCCGTCAGGCGATTGTTCAGCGATGGCGGGTCGACCATCGTCCCCAAGACAGCCACAGCGATAGAAGCCGACAGGAGCCTGCGGATCCAGTTGGGACTTGGTCCTGAGCGTTCACGGGGGCCACACCAGGCCAGGACGACCGTAGGCGCTTCTCCACCTCGCCACTGGCGCGAGCGCGGGTTCACCGCCGCGAACGCGCTCCTGGCGCAATACGACGCCGAGATGGCTAGCCGCAAGGCTGGCAATGTCCCGGTGAAGACGATGCTCACCCGCCATGGTGCCTCAGAGGTTCGCTCCAAGCGGGCCGCCTTCAGCACCTGGCAGCACCTCAAGGTCGGTGGTCGATTGCGCGGAGAGATCTACGCGACCGACCCATCGGTCTCGGGTGGCAGAGCAGAGGCATGGGTGATCTCGCCCACGCCCTACGCGAAGTACATGGAGTTCGGCACTCGCCACGCGGCTGCCCACCCGTTCCTTCGCCCAGCACTGGCCGAGAGCCAGGGAGATATCGTCAGCCGGATCTCGGCTGCTGTGAAGGCCGCCTCCCGCACGCAAGGCTCCGACACAGTCATCGACATCGTCGTGCATCTATGAAGGGGAACGACCGATGACATCCGTCGCCCCCATCAAGCGAGCGGTCGTCCAGACGCTTCGTGCGTCTCCGTCCCTTGTGTCCGCCATCGCAGGCGGTATCCACGAGGGGATCGCTCCCCGCAAGGTCAAGTACCCGTTCATCGTCTATCAACTCATCGCGGCCCCGTACGCATACGACTGGTCCGGCGTGATGATCCAGACGGTGTTCGATGTCTCGGTCTTCGCGGAGAACCCCGTCGATGCCAATAACATCGACGCGCTCATCGGTTCGGCACTCAACGAGGCTGTGCTGAACGTTGATGGGCAGAGCAGCATGCTATGCCGACGTGTCGCTGATCTGCCGACGGGGCCAGATATCGACGGGGAGGGCAAGCGCATCTACCAGGTCGGTGGGTCGTATTCCGTCTGGACGAACCAATGAACACGATCCATGGCAAGAACGGCGCTATCTACATCGACGGGACCAAGGTCTCCAACAAGACCGAGTGGACGCTTTCGATGGCTCGTGAGTTTGCCGATGTCACCACGTTTCGCGACAGGAACAAGGTGGCGGCGGCGGGCCTCATGGACATCAACGGGACATTCGCGGGTCTGCTGGATACGTCCGGTGACGCTCTCATCCTCCACAACAATGGCGCTCCCCACACGGTGGCGCTATACGCGGAGGATGCGGTGACGCTGGTCGCCTCCGGTCCTGCCTTCGTTGATGCATCAGTCGCCGTTTCCCTAACCGATGCAGTCCGCATCTCCGGCAACTTCAAGGCTGCCGGCGACTGGACCATCGCCTAACCCGAAAGGACATGCCCCGTGGCAACAGGAGCCGGAACCAAACTCCATGGCAAGAACGGCGCGATCTATCTCGGCGGCCCGAAGGGGTCCGGGGTCAAGGTCACGACCAAGACCGAGTGGACGCTCTCTCTGAACCGCGACTACGTCGAGTCCACGACCTTCGGTGCCGTGAACAAGACGTACCTCGTCGGCCTCAAGGACATCCAGGGCACCTTCGCAGGACTGCTCGACGTGAGCGGCGACTACCAGGTGAACGCGGCCAGCAGCGATGCCGTGAACATCTACCTGTACGCCGATGACGGCACCTCGCCGATCCTCATCGCCTGCGGCCCCGGCCTGATGGACGCCTCCATCACCGCCAGCATCTCCGACGCGATCAAGACGACTGGCAACTTCCGGGCATCCGATGCCTGGACCGTCTTCACGAGCGGCTCGCTCTAGACCCGCTCCTAGCTCGTAACATCCGAGAACTTGGCGGAGGCGGCAACGATATGGCCCCTCCCGGCTGCTGACGCCTCCGCCCGGGTTCTCGAAAGGATGGCGAATGGGATACCTCTTCAAGACGATCAGATCCGGCACGGTCTCACTCGATAGGCCAGCCGGCGTGGTCGAAATCAAGTTCCTGGGAGCCAAGGTGGGCGTCCTGGAGAACTGGACTTTGCAGCGGCGTGGAGACAACGACCCGGAAGCGGGTTTGTATGACCTTCACGCCGTGTTTTCCTTTGTCAGCCTGCCCCTGTGGGAAGACGCTGACTACGAGAAACAGATCACCCTGAACCTCAATCCAGTCAAGCAGTACAGGGTTCAACTAGAGCCAGATTGCAGAACGGTTCTCACTGGCCGGAACCTACTGATAGAAAGGGTCACCATCCACAATGTCACGCGCAGCTAGCAGCACCCTGACACCGGAGTTCATCGAGGAAGAAGTCGTCATCAGAGGGGTGACGTTCCGTCTCCGCGAACTGTCAATCGGGGAGTACGACGACCTGGTCAAGAAGGCCACTTCGAAGCAGACGAACGCCCTGACGGGCGAGGAGTCTGACTACATCGACAACGGCCTGCTCCTCAAGCTCATGGTCCTCAAGTGCTCGGTCGAGCCGAAGCTCACGGCTGAGTCCATGGCGAACCTTCCGATGCGCGTCATCCTCAAGCTCAACCAGACGGTCAACCGCCTCCACTACGGCGATGAGCCGGAGAGCGAGAAGAAGGTGGACGACAGCGTCGAGGAAGAGCCGGCCAAGGGAAACGTCTGACCACCCGTGACCTCATCTTCCGCATCGCTCGTCGATACGGAAAGTGGCCCCATGAGGTCGCGGCACTCCCTTTTCATTACTACCTCGCCTTACGCGAGGATTGGATCAAGAGCAACACCGTAGCCGCCGCCGACGAGGCAAGCGGAGACGACGACTTTAACTTCAACGCTGAGTCTCTCTCGGGAGAGATGGTGTGATGCCGGAGTAAGGGCTGATGACAGACGAAGTCAGTTCCATTGGCGTACGGCTGACACTGGACGCTACAGGGTTCGTGGAAGGGGCAGATGCGGCAGCGGGTGCCGCTGGCAAAGCCATGACCGCGATCACCGATCTCCAGGCCGCGAGGGCTGGCTCTGGAGCGGGGCAGATGAAGGCCGGAGGCGGAGCGACAAACGCCTCCGGGCTTCCTGCTGCCCAGAACCTGACCGGCGTCAACGTCTCTCTCACCATCAACACCGAGAGCCTGAACAAGCTCAGGGGCGAGATCCAGCGCGGCATCGGGACCATCAGCGTCAACGTCACGCCCAACATCGTCAGCCCTCAGGGGCAATCGATCTCCATGGGCCGCGCCAGCGGTCTTGTTGGCCGTGGCGGGCAGCCCATCGGCAGCCTAGTCGTCCAGGGTCTCTCCTCCCAGCGTTCGGCCATGTTCGACGAGCCTCTCGGGCTGGCGCAATCCAAGATCCTCAACACGTCTCGCAGTCATGGCATGGACCTCCTCGGCAAGATGCCCGCGAGGGCACACGGTGGTCCCGTCCAGCAGAACCGCCCGACCATCGTCGGGGAACGACGGGCGGAGGTCTTCGTCCCCCAGAGCCATGGTCGGATCGAGCCCAACGCACGCGAGTACATCCGCCATCAGGAGCGTGAGCGCCGCCTCGAGCTGGAGCTCGCCACCCTCGAGATGGCTGCCCAGCGGCGGCACGACCGCGAGATGGGCCGCATCCGTGGCGGCGGCGTCCGGGGCTACGGCTACAAGTACGGGTCCATCCCGGCTGGGCAGATCATCGGCACGCGGCCCGAGCAGCAGCAGATCATCCCGTCCGACTCCGGGTTCCTCTATCACGGCACCGAGCAGATGCGGCGTCGTGGCTACTACACCGAGGACATCCGCAAGCATGGCGTGCGTCCTGCATCGAGGGACTGGCACACCGGCTCTCCGGGCGTGAGCTTCTGGGCCACGGAGCCCGGTGTCGCACGCGGCTACGGGACCTACACCCTCCGCACCCCACGCACGTCGGAGTTCAGCGGCCCCTACCCCCGCTGGGGTGAGTACTCGGGCGACTACGAGGAGATGACCACCCGGCAGCCGGTCACGCGCCAGCGCCTCCAGTACTGGGGGGAGGACGAGGCGTGGCACAAGTTCCGCAAGGGACGTGCTCGGGTTCGCGGCGGTGGTGTGCGCGGCTACGGTGGCAAGTACGGGTCGTCGCGGCCCGCTCCATCGAACGCCTACCCCCAGCACCTGAGCCGCCTGTGGGGAGACCCCGGGGCGGCAGCCCCGGGCTACCTCTACCACGGCGCGAGCTACATGAACGAGATCCGGGGGCGGTACAACACCGACCGTGGCACCGGCATCTCCCCCCAGGGACGCGCAGGCGATCCCTACTCGTACTGGGCCACCAGCCGGATGGTCGCCCCGCTCTTCTCCGGCTCCAGCGGCTACGGCAGCGGCAGCGGACGTGATGTCGGGCTGGTTCGCGCCCGCCCGACGCGCCAGTTCGAGGAGTCGTGGCCGGGAAGCCGCCCGGGATCGCCTGCCGCAGAGGAGCGCCGCACCAGCAGCCGTGTCCCCCGCCGTCAGCTCCAGTACTGGGGCGAAGACAACGACTGGCACCGCTTCCGGCGTGGTCGCGCCCGCATGGCCGGTGGCCCTGCCCAGGCGATGCGCGGAAGGCGCACTACCGAAGGCAGGATCATCCCCAAGCGCGTTCCTCTCTACCACGGTGAGACTGGCCTGCGTTCGGGCGGGAACGG